AATCTGGTCTTCTTGCTCGTCCAGCTTTTCAATCATAGCCATATACTTATCTAAGTCTATTTCTACTTCATTTCTGCTGTTATCTTGTGCTTCAGCCATTATCCCATTCTCCTTTGTTCAGCTTTTCGCTGTTCGTTTTCTCTCTCTATATGTTCCTTGAGAAGAGCAATGTATATCTCCCTTTCCCACGGCACCATATTATCTAATTCAGTTAAAGAATATTGATGATGCTGCATCATAGCAAAATTAGTCTTATAATGGTTTACAAGACTATCGTGCGAAAGGCCTACGTAAAAAAACTTGCAAGTCCTCTTAACGTTTGTTGTTGTTCCTTTCCACAACTACACTTATATTCTACGTTGTGTTTCAATCCAGGCATATCTCTAAAAAAATCTGATAATTTCATAAATTGTACTGTGCTTAATGAATCAACAAACTTTTTTAAGCTTTCTTTAGATTCATTTTCTGCGGGATATACTTCATCCTCGTCAAAGATTGAATCAATACAAGTCATTATCATATTTACTGCCTGATCAGCGTCATTTTCTTTAACATCACTTATTTCATTCATGTATTTCATTGATGGATATTTCATTACAACACCAACTTTATCAGTTAACATTATATTACTAATATTTTCTGCAACCACTGGTCTTTCTATATCATCAAAGTTTATAACTATGTCAGTAGTTATATCACATTTTTCATCATTACATTTTAATCTTAAGTCAACTTTTTCACCAACTGATTTTGATCTTAATTCTAAAAATACTGTTTCAATGTCAAACATTGTTAACTTATCAACATCAAATTCGTCGTGAATACAAGCTTTAATAACATCTGCTGTTGCCTTCATAATAACTTTGTTATCATCAGACTCCATAGCCATCATTAAAATCTTTTCTTCTTTTACCAGGTACGGTCTAAACGAAACTGTTTCACCAGTTGATGGTATAACCATCTCATACCTAGCTGTATTTAGCTCTGGTAAAGCCATAATATTCTCCTATATTATTATCCAAATATAGATAACGCACTTCTAATTGCGCTACCTGTACTACTTAACGGTCCTTCTGGCACCGCTTTATCATAAGTAAAAGTCACATTCATTTTTTGAATCTGCGAAGAGCTTTCATTAGAAAACTCTACTTCACTCATTGTTGTTGGAAAAGCATTCTCCAACTTAACTCCATATATTGGCACATCTTGTTCATCTAACTGTTGTATAATTACATCACAGGTGATGTCATCTTTATATGCGACACAATATTTGTCTGGGTCTACTATACTATTTATCCATTTATCAAAGATAGTTCTCATATAATAGTCATTAGTTAATAAAAATCCTAATGAAACTTCATCTTCAATAGTTCCATAAGGTACTTTAAATGATTGTTTGTTTGCTTGATAATCTAGTGTAGTGACTACCTTAGCTGGTAAACGAACCGAATCACATAATAGTGATATATCTCTTGGGTCATTTATAAAATTTTTAGCATTAAAATTTCCAGATATAGCTGAAGCTATTGCACCACCTAAATTAAAATCTATAAGTGATAATGTTGGTGGTGTAAACATTACATTAAATCTATTAGCTCTTGCTAATCCACCTTTTTTACTAACAAGCGATTTTAATCTTTCTATACTCATTTTTTCTTATTCCTTGTATAATAAGCTTTAGTATTTTTAAAGCTAAATCCTGGACTTCTTGCTTGTTTAAGACTATCCTGCCATATTGTTTGTTTACTACTTTTCTTAAATTGTTCTACTGGTAAAAATATAGCTATTTCCCAGTCTGTCATTGGCACTCTAGATATTCTTGAACGTATATTTGTTCCTAAGTAATGTTTGAAGCAAGGTTTAAATTCTTTAAATTTTCTTACACCACTTAATAAATTGTATCTTAATTGCGTAAGCCTTGAACTTTCATTTGGTGTTTGTGGACCAAACGACATTAAATCATCTAAAAATTTAGCTCTGGTATTATATGGTAAGTAATGTAAATTTAGTCCATAAAAACCGCCAGGAGCTCCATCAACTAAAACAGCTAATGGAAATCTATCATAGTATGGTAATGTTAGTTTATGCTTTGGATCGTAAAAATACATATACATACTTCCACGAACTGGAGTGTTAGTTGCTTCTAATGCAGTATCTGTTAAAACTTTTTGTCTTGATACTTGTAAATTTTTAACATTAGCTTGAAACCATTTACGCGATTTATTTGTTCGCGCTTTTATTCCTGCCCTAAATGCATTTGCCTGTAATGTATCAAATAAACTTGCCATATAATCTATTTATACAAATTTAAAGGATCTTTATCCCTAGATTTTTTAAAGTTTCTTCAGTCCAAACTTGAAATTTCCAACCTTTATGTTCTGCAAATTCAGTTGCTGCTTCCCATTTATCTTGATTTTTAATAAATGTTAACTGTTCATTTAAATATCTTTTAGTTTTTCTTTTAGGTTTTTTAGGTGGAGTTGTTTCTTTTTTTGGTTTAATCTCAACTAAATAAGTTGATTTGTCTTCCATTTGTATTAATAAATCTACATAGTATCTATGTAATTTTTTATCTACTGTAGATTTATATGGAACTACAACTTCTTCAGAATTCCACATTTTTACCTTTGGATTATTTTCGCACCATTTAAATGCTTGCCTTTCCCATAAAGAACGGAATACTACTTTTTTTGCATCACCAGCATACTTTTCTGGTCTTTTTATTGTATATCTGCCTTGATAACTCATATAAATAACTCTATAGTTTATTTTATTTATACTTATTTATATAGGAAAAAAACATGGGATGGTGGGAAGAACGAAAAAAATCAAAAGCCGCAAGAAAAGCAGAAAGACTAAAAGAAGAAGCTGAAAAAAAGCTACGAGAGACTGAAAGAAAAACAGCAAGACAATATGCTGAGGATCTTGCTGATTCTTTTACTCAAGAAAGAGTATCGATAGAAGGAAATCAAATCTTTGCTTTTCCTGACGATTTATCACAAGGAGCTGATCAAGGATATCCATTTATAAAATTTAGTATTAATAGTACTGATCTTACTGAAAAGGTAGCTATATATTTACATCAACCTCCTGGTATATCAGTAAATGACGGTGCTAATTATTCAGGATTTGATATGGGTATTCTAAAACAAGGTTTTAGAGGTATAAAAAAAGCTTTTGATGAAGGAACAGCAGGTATTTCTTCAGCTGATGTTTTAGCTACTGCTTTAATAGCTAAAGATAAATTTGTAGGTCAAGGGTCAACAATAGAAAAAATAACAAGTAGAACGGCCTTAAAAACCGGTGTTGCTACTAATCCATTTACAAGAACAGCGTATGAAAGTACAAATATAAGAGGATACACATTTAATTTTAAAATGGTAGCAAGTAATGCTAATGAATCTGCAAGTGCTGTAGCCATTGAAAGAACTTTTAGAAAATTTTTATATCCAAAAAGAGCAGGTTCTATTGCAGTAATATATCCACCATTATTTAATATAGAATTTTATATTAATGGCTCTATAAATCAATACATGCCAAGAATAAAACCTTGCTATTTAACCTCATTAACTTCAACATTTAATGCAACCGGAAATACATTTCACCAAGACACTGGTTCACCAGTTGAAGTTGATATAGGACTTACATTCCAGGAAGAAAGAGCTTTAGTTAGACAAGACTTATATACGACTGATGGGGATATTACTGAATCAGATCAATATTATACAGAGACTTCTGAAACTGGTACGAGTGGAGGTGGTGGAAGCTTTGGTGGTGGAGAAGGAGACTAAATATGTTTTTTAAACAATTTCCAAAGGTAGATTACGATTTTAAACGTGATGGTGTTATACAAAAAATGGTTGACATATATAGGAGTGTTAGACCATTAGAAAATTTTCTTGATGAGTATACAGGGTATAAATTTTATAACGTAAAAAATGGTGAAAGGCCAGATATAGTATCTGGTAGATTATATGGAACGTCTAGATATTATTGGACATTTTTTTTAGTTAATGAACATTTACATGATGGATATAGATCATGGCCTTTAAGTCAAGAAGCTCTACAAGCATATATGGATAAACAATATGATGGATTTGTAATAGAAACAGCACCTAAAGTATCAAGTAATTTTGAAAATAGTTTAGCAGGTAGATTTCAACTTGGTGAAACAATTACAGGACTTACAAGTGGAGCTACGGGTACACTTACTAAAAAAAATATTGATCTTAGTCAATTAGTAGTACAAAATGTCACAGGAACTTTTATTGGTGAAGGAACTCAAGGTGCTAAAGAATCAGTTCAAGGATCTATATCAACAGATTCAGTTTCAACTCATAAAGTATACAAATACATAGATGCTCCATATTATTATTACGAAACAGATGTTGACACACGAATAGATAGAATTAATATTACAGCTCCTGGTTCGGGTTATAGTTCAGCTCCAACAATAGAGATTATAGGCAATGGTTCAGGAGCACAAGCAGTTGCAACTGTTTCAAATGGAGCGATTATATCGATAATAGTCACAAGCAAAGGCTCAGGTTATACTTCATCTCCAACAATAAAAATTACTGGTGGAGGTGGAACTGGCGGATCAGCTAAAGCTGTAATTTTACCAAATGAAAAGAAACCAGTCACTAATGCTTTACATATTAATGGAGGACAATATACATCAAATACAAATTACGTAAGTAATAGAGAACATATAGAAGAAAAAAATGATAGTTATTCTCGAATAAAATATGTAGATCCAGCAAATATTAACAATTTTACAAGAGCATTTAAAGAATTACTCAATAGATAATTAATATGTTTCGTAATTTTACAACTAAAGATGAAGAAAGTATAAGTCCATTAGGATTTACTTTAGATAGTATACAATTGACTACTAATAGTGGTTTTGAACTTGAAATAAGTGATTTAGCACATCAAATAAAAATAATTGAAAACTTAAATATGAAAAGTATAATGGTACTTATATTTATTGAAGATGCTATTAACCTAGGTTCTGAAGTAAAATTAGCTGGTAACGAAAATATTAAAATAAAATTAAGTAGAGTAGAACCTGGTGGTATACAAAAATCTTTTGACCTTAATTTACAAATTGCTCAAATAACTAATTATTCTGAACCAACTCCATCAAGCCAAGCTTATACACTTTTATGTGTATCAAATCATTCTTATTTAAATAATAAAAAACTTTTAAACAGACCATTTAAAGGTTTAGCTAGTGATTTAATAAAAGATATAGTAAAATCTGATTTAAAATCTGATATTGATACAAGAGATTCAACTAAAGGTGTAATGCAAGGTATTTATCCTAACTTAAAACCTTATGATGCTATACAATGGTTAATGAGAAATGCGCATCGCGATAATGGGCCTATGTTTTTTTATGAAACTGCTAAAGATGGATTAGTATTTACATCATATTTTGGTTTACTAATATTTAAAGATGAACCATTTAATACTTATAATAAAGATCCCTTTTTTCAATTTTCTTTAGATGGTAAAGAACCTAACGAATTATATAACGAAGAAAAGCTTAAAATAAGAAGTATTAATACAAGCATGGACACAGCAAAACTTAATTCTGCAAATAATGGAATGTTTGGTTCTGTATTAAATACTATTGATATATCAACTAAAACTATAGATAAGCATGAATTTAGTTGGAAGGATGAACCTCTTACTAATTATTTAAATGATTTTTCAGCTTTAGATAAAAAGATGAAAATTTTAGATACTGATTCTTCTCTTTTTGATTTAAACAAATCAAAACAATACTATCAATCAATAAATGAAAATGCATTTGATGAACAACCAAACTATCATGCAAACACAGCTGGAAATGGTTTACTAAAAGCATATACGGCTGGAGAACTATTAAATAGTTTTTCATTTGAAATGGATTTACCAGGTGATTTTGACATGACACCAGGTAATATAATAGGATTTGATGCTTTAAAACATGCAGATATAAGTGAAGAAATGTCAGATCAAGATCCATCTGAGTTTGATGATGAATATATGAGTGGATTATATTTAGTACATGGAGTTGAGCATACATTTAATAAAGAAGGTTATATAATGAAAGTTAAAGCTATGAAGGATTCTTTAATATCGAGTGTAATAGATGATTTTAATGAAAGTGAGGGGGTGCCAATAACTGATGATTAATAGAAAAGACGATCAATATAAAAACGGACTATTTACTTGGTTTATAGGAAGTGTAGAAGAAATTAATGACCCTAAAGGTTTAAATAGAATTAAAGTAAGAGCTTATGGTTATTATGACAGTGAAGAAATAAAAACAGAAGACTTACCTTGGGCTACAGTTATGATGCCCGTCACATCAGCATCTATAAAAGGTAATGGTGGTAATCATCATTTAGAAAAAGGTTCATGGGTAGTTGGATTTTTTAGAGATGGTCCATCGGCTCAAGACCCAGTAGTTATTGGTTCAATTGCCACTCAAACTGATGGAACAAAAGATTTACCTAGTGAAGCTTCAGTAGATAATAAAGTATATAAATCAAAAGCCGGTCACCTAATTGAAATCGATAATACAGATGGAGCAGAAAGAATAAAAATTACACATAACTCAGGTTCAACTATTGCGATGGGTAAGGATCAACTTATTTCAATTGAAGGATCTAAAATAGTACTTAAATCAAATACTAAAGTTGAAATTATATAATGACTACACCAACACTTACTATCCCTCCACTAGAATGCCCAGCGGTTTTATTACCTACACCAGCTAATTTAGTAAATTATTTTAAAGGTCTTGCTTCGTATGCATACACTAACGCAAAAAATGATGTATTAGAAGATATAGATGGAATAAAAGAAGATATCGATGAAGAGAAAAAAAAGTTTCAAGAAGATATAGACAAAATAAAAGAAATATTAGAAGATTTAAAACCTATATTTAAGCCTTATGACCCTGAGTTTAAAAAATTAGAAATACAAGAAATTGAATGGGAAATACGTGTACAAGGATTAGTTGATGACTTTAGTACATATGTACAAGGAAAATTATTAGAAATAGTTGCTGACCTTACACCTATAGAAATAAATGTTGATATATTAGGTATACAAATTGATCTTGTAAAAATTGCAACTGATCCAAATTATGTAAGTACTATCTTTGATGATATTGAAACAGATGTCGATAGTTTTTATGACTTATTACCACCTGAATATCAGATTTATAAAGACAAATTTGATAGTCAAGATTTTAAGAAAAAAGCGATTAAAGATTTTATAAAAGAAAAAGTTAAAGAGTTTTTAACTGGTCAATTTACAAAAGCATTATCAGATTTAGGATTAGATTTTACTTTACCGGCTGACCCAAGAGAAGCTGTAAAATTAGCAGTTGATAAAATAATTAGTGACACTGAAAAAGATATAGATGAACAAATAGAAGAATTAAAAGCTATTAAGGTTGGACCATTTACATTAGAAGAAATAATGGGCGGTGAAATAACAAAAAAGGTAGAGATATCTGAATTTGAAAGAGATAAATTTAAAG